TCGGTAAAGTCCAAATCAGTTTTATCTTCAACCTCATCCTCATCTACTGCTATAAATTTAGCAGTAAATTCATCAGGAACAGGTTCAACCTCACCCTTTGTAACTTTTAAATCTTTACTTAAATTGGTTAACAACTGATCGGCAATATCTTCAGCAGGAGGGACTACATTATCTCCTTGAATATCTCCTTGAGTATCACCAGAAGCTTCAATTAAAAAACTTAGCAACTTTCTTGCTTTATTCATTATGCTCTCCCATAATCACCTAATGACTTTATAACTTTCTCATGATTAAGCCAATCAACATAGTTATATCCACATTTGGGGCATTGGGTTGGTCCTGGCTTATCCCTCTTAAAATACCAATGACATTTTTGACATCGGTATTCAGGTTTTATCATTATGCAATACCTCTTGTTTGCTCCCCAAATATGGTGGCTCTTCCTTGGCCCAATAGTGAATGTTCACGAACAGGGGTAATTGTTAAAATCATTTCCCCATTAGTACCAAACAACCCAGAGAAGTTAAAAAGAGTACATTCCTTATTTTCTGCTATGTATTTCTCTAAAACATCTCTACGGACGAAAAAAGAGACTTGTTGCTCTACTTTCAATCTATTTCCTCCTTATTACTACTTAAATCAATATTTAGTTTTCTTATCGCTACCTTAAATTTAGAAACATCACATTCTTCAATTCTTTTCACTTGTTCTTCATTTTCAGCAGATAAAAAATCCCCAACTTTTTCAATAAAATTATCAATATCCATATAACCCTCCCTTTTAATATCTATGGATTTTAGACATATATGCTGCTACATTCTTAGAGTCAACTGCAGCAATCTTTTGACCATGCAAACGATGTTCTATTCTCCCATCGTCAAAAAGAACAATTTCATGTCCAGGCTTTTGTGAGTTAGTATATACCACACCATTTCCAATGGAAGAATCCTTAGACATTTTCCAACTATAATTCTTAAGCCAACTGCTGGGTTGAATTTGTGCTGGCATAAAACCTCCATTTAATAAAGGGGGAATACCTCAAGGGGTTTTTGAGGTTTCCCCCATCCCCACCTCACTGCGCCACTGCAGTATTGGCTCTGTGAGTTTTCTTTAAAGCTTGTTTAGCTTCTCTATGTTTTTGGGTTAAAGCTCTTCGGGCTTTGTTTTTCTCTAATCGCCCCTCTCTAAGATATCGGGAATGCTTGGCTCTATGAGCCATCATTTGCCGATCTTTTTGAGATCCTCCACCTGCTTTCTTCCTGTTCTGCTTAGGAAGTTTGAGAAGTTTTGGGTCCATTCTGTATCACCTACCAAAGACATTTAAACTTAAGTCTTATAGCGTCATGATACACCTCCTTCTATGCCTTAATATAAGGCGTATTTTTTAAAATATTTAATAAATCATCAATTCCTCTCAAATTTAAAAGAGGATGAGATCTAAGAGCCCCATCAATAGTATTACATCTCATACAAAGAACTCTGAATCCTGGTGGAAAATTACTTTTAATCAACCATCTCCAAAGAGAGATCCCACCTCTTGGACTTTTACCATCATATCCACCAATATGATCAATAACTAAATTTTCTATTTGAGGGCAAAGAGCACATTTATGACCATAATAATCAAGACATTTATTATGACAATTTTTGTAATCCCTTCTTCTTATTTCAATAACTTTTTCGGGATTATTAGTCTTCCATTTCAGTTTAGATTCTCTATTTCTTTCTGGGTTACAAATCCTATTTTTTCTTCCGTTCTTCAAATATAATCCTTTATTGTATTTATTAATACATAATTTACACCAAGGATTATAACCATCTTTTTCTTTTTTTCTTTTAGGAAACTCTAATTCATTCTTAGGAATCTTACACTTTGAGCATACCTTCATACCTTCCCCTTTTATTAATTTTAATCCTTTATCCCAAAAGCTTTGAAATAGCCCTTCATACTATCCATTTTCCAACTAACTTCTTCCTCTGATTGCGGGTCCCAATTTTGGACAAGATCATCATATATTTCTTGAGGGGTCATTACTTTTCCTTGATAAACAAATTTGTAATCATTTCCTTTCTTAAAAAGAGGAGCATCACCAAACATATGACTATCTCTTATATGAATATACCCAGTATTTATAAGCTCCTTTTCCTGGGGAGTAAAATCACCTTCAGCCTCTTTGAGACTATCCAAAACTACTTGCGCTTTGTTTTTCATATTAATTCCCCTTCTTAAGATGAGATCCTGCGGGTATGATTTTCATGTCAATTAGATATTCTTCCAGACCCACTATATCCTCACCATGTTTCATATATCCATCTCGAACCATGCTTATTTCTCCATCAAAGGTATGAACCTCACCAGTGGGTTCACCTTCATCATCCAAAACCTCTTCTTCTTCCTCATTAGAAAACTGAAAGACTACTTTTCCTGTTTTGGCATCCTCAACATGTGCTCTGAAAGATCCCCGCTCATCAAGATCTATGAGATAGAGATAATCTTTTCCTTCGGTAAGAATAAGGGATTCCAATACTTTAAATGCTTTGCTTTTCATGTTTCCTCCACTGAGTAACCTTCTTTATTCGCTTGTTCTTTGTCAAATTTTTTGAGTAAACTATTAAACAATTCTAAGTGATCTTTTTCTTCACTTAAAACATGTTCAAAAACTTTTATCATTTCTTCATTGTCAGTTTGGGCTAATACTTGTTCATAAAGAGAAATAGCATCAAGCTCTGAAGCCAATGATGTTCTAATAAGTTCCTTTACAAAATCATCCTCCCCCACGTTAGCGTGAAAGGGACTTTCTGCAAATTCTTTAAGAATTTTTTGCGCTTTATTCATGCCTACCTTTTGCCTACCTTTTGCGTAGCTTTTTCACAGAATTTCTCCCCAATGAAATTAATGACGTTCTCATCAATTTCGGCTTTCTTTTCAAACTCATTCCAAGCTTCTTCTATCCGCTTAGATTCCAACCCTGTATCACCGGCTATAGCATTTGCCAATTCTTTCTTGTCCACCAACTGGAGCAAAATCTTTAAGTCATAGCCATTAAGCTTTTCATTCGCCCAAAGCTTTTTCTCAATAGATATTAACTCAGGGAGAATCTCTTCCAGGAAATCTTCATAATCTAATTCTTCCTGTAATGGATGGAAATATTCCAATTCAATAAAACAGTGAGTCCTAATACTGGTTATGGCCTTCAAAGCTTCAGCTAAATCAAATTTACTCAAACTTTCCTCTGCCCTTGCGGATTTGCTACTATCCTCCTGGTCATCTTTTACAAGACCTTTAATCCTGGGATGAAAATATCGAGAAGAAAGGAATCTACCCAAGTTTCGATGGAATCTTTTTCCTTCAGTGGATTTATGGAATTTATTTATTCCTCTCATAATTCCATGTCTACTTGTCCTCCACTCTCCCTTAGTATCCTGGGACTTTCGGAAATCTTTTAAAGCACCAGAAAGAGGTTTCCTGCGCTTAATAAAAGACTCTTCCATTTCAGGAGTAGGGACAAAGCTTTCATCTACCTCCCCAAGAAGATCAAGCCTATCAATCTCTGTCAGAAATAATTCTAAGTCTAATTTGCTAGAAAATTTCATTTTTCCCCCAAAAATCAGGAGGAGTAGCTAGGCTGTAGGGGTGGCTACAGCAAAGACAATATGTAGAATTTAGCTACCCCACCATTGTTTACTTTTCGATAAAGGCTCTAAACCTATCAGCATCAAAACGTGGATTCTCCTGTTGGAAAACCATAATCATAGTGCTGATAAGTTGTTCCTTGGAAATCTGCTCAGGGAATCTCTTTATGGCATTGGCCATTGTGATAAAGAATTTCTTGGAAAATTCTCCCTCACCCATGCCTTCTTTCACTTTCTTATCCCATTTGAAAGTAAGGGGTTTTTGTGTAACCACCTTATTGGGCTCTTTACCCTTTTTCTTGGCCTCTCCAAGGGGAATCTTGATTCTCTTGCCTTCCCTGATAATAAATCTGAAAAGGCTGATATTCTTGTTTTCCATACTCTCCTCCTGTATATCTTCAATATTTGAACTACCACATTTAGGACATTCGGGCTCTTCAGAAGGTTCTCCAAGAATAGTTCCTTGTGCAAATTCACACTCACTTCCTATATAGCCACAATCTGCACATTCCTGTTTAGTGTCACAATGTTCTTCCACACCCGAAGGTTTGACTCTCATTCGGCTATGATTAACCTCTGAAGGAGCATCCATAACGTCATGACTATCACATTTGGGGCAAGTGTACTCATAACCCTTAATTTCATCCCTATGAAAACTTGGCTCAGCACCAATATAGCCACAAGTCTTACATTTCATCTGGGTATCAACCTTTTGGTCAACAGATTCCATTTCCTTCTTAGCTTGTTTACTGACATTCATAACCTTATCAGCCTTAGTCAGTTCCTTAGCTTTCTTCTTGGCATCTTCAGGAGAAGTCCCACCTACAACCAAGTTAAAACTGTCTTTTCCCTTTTGCACGGTTACAGTATAAGAATCTTCCTCTTTTAACCAATCAGAAGATACGGATTTGGGCATCAACCCCAAAGCTATTGCCCTTTCAATAAGGGCCTCACCAGGCTGGCCTTGGGGCTTAGGAGCAGGAACAGTCTTAGCATCCAATTCAACCGCAGGGGATTGAGCTTGCTGCTGAGGAGCACCAGAGCCTTCCCCGGGTTGGGTCTCAGGTTCTTGTTCTGGTGGAGTTTCTTTCATACCTGCCGCTGATATAATTCCTGCAAATGCTTCTTTATTAAGCCAACTAAGATTACTTACATCAATTTGTCTTCCTGTTCCTTTTGTATCTACCACAGGTGGAGAAAGAGGAGTCAAATCAAGATTAACAGCCTCACCCTGTTGTGGTTTAATAGTAACAAAAGGACCAATATCTTCTTCAGCACCCCATACAAAGGTAATCATTGAAGTTATATTGCCTTGTTGTAAAGTTAAAGTGGTGCCCTCTGAACCTATCTTTACATCATTAACAGAAATTCCTGAATATTCAAATTCTGCTACTTTTTTTTCAAACTCACTTTTAGCAGTTTCCAGTGGAATCGGTTCGGAAGCCATAGTCTGAAGTACATCCTCTTGTTCGTGAAGAAATTCTGTTGCTTTCATTTGTTGACTCCTTATCTCTTATATTGTTATAAACTTTATTAATCCATTTAATAAAATCTTCATAAGTCATATCAGCTTTTGCTCTATTACATATTTTACAACAAGACACACAATTTTCAATAGTATATCCTTTTGTATTATCTTTTCTATCAATACCATTATAGATAAAATCACCATTGTTGCCATCCTGGGAACATTTATTAGAGGGTTCTGAGTTACAATAATGGCAATTTTTACTGGTTAAATCAATAAATTGACTAAAAGATAATTCAAATAGTAATCCTCTTTCTTCTGCTTCATGTTTATAGGATCTATAAACTTTTCTTTTAGATGCAAGACCATATTCTATTTTATTTCTTTCTGCTCTACTTTCTATATTATAACAACCACAACTTTTGTAATCCCCCCTAATTAAACTACTACCCCTAATTTCTTTTTCAATACCACAATCACACTTACACAACCAATAAATACCTTGATTTTTAAATTTCTTACTACCTTTACAAATAACTGTTAACTTGCCAAATCTTTCTCCAGTCAAATCCTTTATATTAATACAGTGCTTACATTGTTTACTTTTCCCATTCCTTAAACTTTGACCTCTAACTTCTACTTCATTTCCACAATCGCACTTACATAACCAAAAAGGAACAGTTCCTTTATTTAAAGATTTTTTAAGTACAACCCATTTACCAAATCTTTCTCCAGTTAAATCAATTAGTCTTCTCCCCATTTTTATCCCTTTCTTCATTAAGCTGCTGGTGTTGGTTCTCCTTCTGGAGGTGGAGTTTCAGTAGAAGGAGTTTCAGGAACAGTTGGTATACTAGGCCCTCCAGGTGTTGCCCCCGCTGGTGGAGTAAAAGTGGGTTCAAAAGGTTCGGCATTGCCAACAGGAACTTCTTCTGTAGAAATATCTTTTCCTGGTTCTCTCTCTTCTATCTCATCAGTAATAACCTCCCCCATTCCGGCAATATTTAATTGATCTCCTAGAAACTCGAAATATTTCTTTTCTATAACGTGTTTACTACTAATATCATCTGTAAGACCCCTCATGAATTCATCAATATTCTTTAACATGCCCACAGTGGCATCAATAAATTCCAGTTTATCCAACTCATCAATATTGATCATGGTATTCAGGAAGTCAACTTTAATATCCTCAGGACGGTAGGATATTTTCTTATTGACTAAATGAATATTACAAATCTGCAGAATACCCATAACCACAGCTTTTTGAATCATCTTTAATCTTCGGAGATATCGGGCAAACCGCTTGAGCAAATCCACTTTCTTTCCTTGGCCTATTTCCCCAAATATCAACTCATAAGGAATACCCACAGAAGAGCAAATAACCTTCCGGGCATCCTCAGCAGTTTCACTTAGTTCTTTAGGCTCATCAGCCCGATAGTCTATTCTTTTGAGATCCCCTTTGCCTTCTCCAAATACGGGGATACACTTGATTCTACCAGCTATAGTCATGATATGCTGGATAGTCAATTCTTTATTTCCAAAATCAATTCCCACCTTTCTGTTAACCTGATTCTCAACATTTCGGGCAGCTTGGAAAGCTTCTTCTAATACCATTCCTGCAGGAACTTGAATCCCCAATAAAGTATTAGCAGTCAATTGGGCTAACTTGGAAGCGGGTACTAATTGCTCAAGTAACTCTAGTTCTTTAATCTTGGAAATGATAGGAAATAGCATAGACTTCCCTATTCTGACATAACGGGGAATATCCTTGAGAAGTTTCTTATCCCTGACCATTGCCATTTCATTTTTTAGGTCAATTCTAAGTCTCCTATTCCCTAACATGAATTTTACATATTCATGAGGTTCTACTATTTCGGCTTTGGTTCCTTTTTCATCCATAACCAAGTAATTGGAAATTTCTCCCATCTCAGTAATGGCGATAACCGAAGTTTGGTCCACATCGTCAACCAAAGCTTTCAATCCATGGCCTTCTTCCGCTAATTCGGTCTTAAGAGTATATTCTCCATAGCCCAAAAGATCCTCAATAATGTCATTGACCAATGAATCAAACTTGATTCTTTCATCCAAAGCGGTTAGTTCCCAATCAAGAGCTTCATTTTCAGAATGAACGTCAATAACATCCCCTGTAGCTACATCAGGGGTAAGAGCGTCATCAGCAAATTGGGTTAACAAAACATCCGTAATATAAAAACTTCTAATCCTATCAATTTGCTGGATTATCTCCTTACGAAGCATGGTAACTCTAGTATAAATAGCTGATAGAGCAGCAGTTACCATGTAATCTGTACCTGGCATGGTACTCTTAATTTCGGCTAACCTTTGTTTCCACTTATCGGCTTCAACAATCTTTTCGGCCATTAGATCATCAACAATTCGCACTTTGTTAGTCATTTCATTAATATCTCCCAAATTCTCCAAAATTTGGGCTTTCTCTATAAGATTATTTAATTCCTCTTTAGGTACTAAAACTTGTGAACTTTGCTTTTTAGCCATTATATTCCCCCCCTAAATCCTTTAATTTTTATATACAAGGATTAATTTCTTGCCCAAATAATTTTGTCATATAAAATTGGAATGCTGGTTCCCATAATTCTCTATTCTTATTTACTTTAACATTGCAACTTCTACATAAATTAATTAAATTACTAAAATCACAATGTTTTTTATTATAATCAATATGGTGAACAGTATTTCCATATTCTTTACATAGTTGACAAGTGTAATCATCTCTTTCTCTAATTTTATTTTTTAATTCATTGGTCCATTCTAAACTATATGGCTCAAAAGAGGAACCTCCATTCCAGTTAGGATGTTTTTCACCAGTTCTTTGTTTATTCATTTCAGAAGTATAAGGATGTTTTTCACCTTTTCTTTTTCTATTTGCCTCTGAAACATTAGGATTTTTTCTTCCAGACATAGGATGCTTATCACCTATTCTACCTTTCATATAAGCTGAAAAATCAGGTCTTTTTACTTCAAACATTGGATTATTTTTTCCTGTCATTCTAACAGAATGATCAATTCTTTTCTTACCAAACCAAGGACCATTTTCACCCTCCATAGATTTACTAATTTTCCCCCTAATTTCAGGACAAGAGACATGGGATTTAGAACAACACCACTTTTTATTTTTTAACTGATACTTTGCTTCCTGCCCGCATTTATATTCACAAAACATATTTTCTCTCTTTTATTTAAAATTTTTGATACGGCCTTATTGTACTCATCATCTCTCCCTTATGCTTTCTTCTCCAAGCCATCTTTCTAAGACGTTTCATGCCTTCTTTTCCTTCCATAAAGGCGGAAATAATAAACTCCTTAGGTATTTTTAGGACTTCCACAAACCTCCCTGAATTAAGACGATTAATAATCCCCAATTCCCTAAGTTTATTAGTAAAATAAAGAGTATTGGTTCCTTGAAGATCTCCTTCCATTAGTTTGCCTTTTATTTTAGAAAAAATCTTGTCATAAACATTTTCCCAAGTTTTTCTTATCTTGTCATTAAGCTCTTCGGGCATTTTATATCCGCACTCACACTCCCTACTTTCATTAGGTAAATCCTTTTTTCCACACTTAGGACAAACCCATTCCCAAAGGTTTACTTTATTTTCTATTTCCTCATTCAAGCTTAAAAATTCTTTAGCTTTCATTTCAAATCTCCTTAGACATTAATACCCTTCTCACCTGGCCAAAATGTTTCCATTATTTTTGAAATTTCAGAAGGGGTAGTAGAGGGGTTAAAATAAGCCATTCTATTTTTGTCACTATTTTTGAAAAGATTGAAAACACTTCCACAAATTCCATCGGCCATATCTTTGGAATAAGGGGAACCATCAGGTCTTTTACCTTCTGGATGGTCTACTTTTTTACCATCTGGAGAAACCTCCAGGTCTTCCAATTCTGCTCTGAGTAACTTACTATCTGGCATAAAGATATGTTCCTCAGAAACTTGCGCTCTCAATTTCAAATAAGGGGCGGAAGTTTTATCCACAGAAATTTCCTCTGTGTTAAATCCTACCCGTTTAAGCATCTGAAGGCAGTCGGCAGATTCATACCCATCCGCTGTAATGCAACCGAAAGAATAACCACGTTTGGCCAACCAAAGAATGAAAGCCCTAACCTTAAATAAAGGAATCTGCTGCCCTGTTTTGGACTGAATTGCAAAAGCAAACTCAGCAACTATTTCGGGAATATTAACAGTAACTTCATCAAATGTTAGGATATTTCGGGTTCTAATCTCCTTATACTGAGAGATATAAGTACATCCGAAACCCAACCTATCCCCAGTCAACCCAATGTCAATATGCAAGTATCTTGGAAATGAAGGGAGATAAACTTTTTCAAAGTAGTCAGGGATCAATGTTTTATTCATGATTTGGTCATTGTCATCATTGAAATCAAGCTCAAAATTATCAGGAAAGAGTAGTTCCATACACAGTGCATTATCAAGTTTATCCCGCTGCTTAAAGAGTTTATAACGGGAGAATGTAGAAACCCCGGCTAAATCTCTTAAAGCACCATTGACATCTGTTTCAAAATCATGCTTGTGTTTTTCTGGAACCTCAATTATTAATTCTTGCTCTTCCTTAAAAAGAGATTCATTGGTTTGATCAACAATGACAGGATTGGGTTTTAAAATAGATCCCGTAAAAACTTTGAATCGCTTATCTCCTGCATATTTTTCGGGTTTAACATCCCAAACAGCCGGTTGCCTAATAAACACACCTTCTTGGCCCCTATACTCTTCAATTAGGCTATTGAGCACAGAGGATTTATCAGTCTCAGAAGAAATAATCCAAATTCGTCCTGGAAAACCACCCTCTTTTCTCATGAACCGGGTTTCCATTCTGCGGAATAGAGAATAGAAGGTTTTCCTGACTTGTCCAGTTATAACCTCAAAATTGGCTTCATCAATGATAACCTCATAAACATCTCTACCAAGTGAGTGTCCAATTCGGGAACCTGAGAAGAAGTCAATTCGCTTAGGAAATAGGGTGTCAGTCTTGAATCTCTTTTTGGCCTTACCCATTAATCCTGTAAAATAATCAGATTCAGCCATCATGGATGCAATCTTATCCCAAATAACGTCTGTAGCGGATAGGGTGATATTGAATATGGCAAATTCGATACGGGCAGCGGGCAAGCTACCAAGAAACCCTTGAGGATCAGGATTACATAAAAGCCATTGGAGGTCATAGAGAGCACCGACAGAAGCAGTAGTGGTTTTTCCTACCCCAATAGCCCCTTTGAGGCATACAAGCCAATAAGGGCTATAATTAATAGAAGGAAAAATGTCTTTTAAGGCAAGTCTCCAATAGTTTTTTTCATCTGATAAAAGTTCCCCACCAAAGTATTTACCCAAATATGATCGTTCATCTAAGAAAGATTCAATATCCACTGGAAGAGGATCAAATTTTACTACAGAGCTATACCAATCATTAAGCTTAGCAGAATACTCTTCCAAATTTGCGGCATAATTCTCTGGCGTAGAATTAATGATTGATTTTCTGGCTTCAGCCAGGGAATCTTTATAATCCTGCAATATCGGATTCATCTACCAAAGACCTGCTTCCTTTTCTCTATGGCAATTTGCACAAAGAGGATCACATTTAGCTAATTCTTCAAGATTTTCCGGGGTAATTTTTGTTCTTAACATGCTACCTATATTAAATTTCTTTTCTTTCGGATCTCTATGGTGAAAATCAATGGCATGAAAACATTTATCATAACCACATTTTGAACATTTATTCAAACCTTGTGGAATTATAATTAGATTCATCCATTGTTGGAAACATTTCTTTTGATATAATTTTGTCCTTTCAACAGCTTCTTTTGAATGTTTTAAACGATATTTTTCACTATGACTTCTATGATATTCATAATATTCTTCTGTTCTTTCTTCACTTCTTCTTCTTTTCCTCTCACACAATTTACAATAGGAATAATAGCCATATTTTCCTTTTTTACTTTTATAAAATTCTGTCAAATCCTTTTCTTGTTTACACCTTGAGCATACCTTCTTCATAAACCTCCCCTGTTTGAGACAAAATACCGGCAAATATTAACAAATGCAACGTCCCTCCTAAGAGGGACCCCGATCTCTTTATACTCTTGGTACATGAGTCTTAATAAATGTTGGCAGTTAGCTCGATCTGCCGACATTTACTTCACAATTATTGCTTTTTAGAAGCTACCTTACCAATGATTTTCTTTTTGTCTTCAACCTCTACCTCATCACCAGCCTTGACTCCAGCAGCCATTGGAAGGACAAGAAGGGCACCATGACCCTGACGAACAGCCACCATACCATCAGCCCTAATTTCCTGAACAATACCCCTGGAAATCTCAGCTTCGGCCAATTTGCCGAATCTCTTTAAAAGCCTCTGGCCACGGCTAAAGGATTCTCCACCAGGAAGAGGAGTTTCCATTGAAGGATTTTCATGAGACATATCCCCACCATCAATCGGAGGGGTTTCCAAATCTCCAGCAGCACCATCCTCAGGAGGAGGTTCAGGAAGCTTGGGCATGGCGGTAATGGCATCAAATTGATCCCCCTTGGATACGTTCTTTTCGTTTCCTTCAGGGGCTTCCTCTACTTCACAAGGAAGAGCGGTAACAGCCTGAGTTTCGGGATCAATCACTGGATCACCCGTAACCTTGTAAGTAATTTCAGGAATGTCCTTATCATTGAAAATATCCCCAGTCTTTAACTGAGAAAAGAATTCATTATCGTAATTAAGGACATTAGGATCTGCGGCAGGAAGTTCCATACCACCATCAGGGGGAGGTGGAGGGGTATCTGTAATAGTAGGCTCAGATCCTAAAGCCCCTACTGCGTCATCCTGCTCTTTAATCTTGTTCAGAATTTCCATCAACTTGGTAACTTGCTTCATTTTACTACCTCCTATTATTTACTATTTGTTTTTGTTTTTCCTTAACAACCCATTTTATTTCTTCCAGAATAGCAGCCTCAATATCACGCTTAGCCGCTTTATCCTCAAATGACGTTGGTTCCTTAAGAGTATAAGATTTCATTTTCTCTACAGAGTTCAGGTTATCATGGGTTTTCTGCAGAGTATTATGCAATTCTAAAAGATAATTTGATCCTATTTCCAAATTTTTCGTAACTGTTTTATAAAGCTCTATCCGCTCTAATGAAGTAAGATCCCCAATCTTGGTATTATCCAAAAGATATTCATCTAATTTGGATGAAGTCTTTCTGGTTTTTTGCATTTGCTCATAGATATATCCAGCTTGAGACATTAATCCAGCTTCCATCTTGAAAACACCCACAGGCATCTTCTCTGGATAATTCTCCATAGTAACTTCATATCCTGGAATAGTATCTACGTCTAAAATACCACTATCATCACCAGATTTTCCAGAATCTATCCCCATAGGCTGATCAATATGTGTTCCATCAAATAAGACCAAACCTGTAGGCTCAGGAGAGGGTTTGGATGTATATTTAACCCCAAGCTCTATTTGATCCCATCTCTCAGGCTGGGGGGGAGGGGATATAATTTCATTGCCAATCATTTTTTATCCTTTGCAACCGGGGTCATTGGTCTTACCGCCCACGTATTCTGGGATCTAACAGCCAAGCCCCTTTAAATGGAGGGTTTGTCCCTCTACCTCCTTTTATTACTTGGCCACTACTGAAGCATGAACAGAAGATAGCTCCCCTAAACAGGTAATTATGTCACCTAATTTCTTGGCATTCTCTTCAGCTTCCTGGCTTGTGAATTTTCCTGACTTGGCAATCACGCAGAAACCATCCTCACGTACACCCAAGGAAACAAAACCCCTGGAAGCATCGGCAAGGCCACCATCCAACTGCCAACCTGTGAATGATCGGGTACTCTTAACTCCGAATTTACTAAGAATTTCCTGTATTTGGGTAATGGTCTGAGAAGTAAATCCAGCAGGTTTTGGACCATCAATCTGTCCACCAGCCACAGCACCTGGACCCGCAGGGGCCTCTTGTTCAAGAATATTCAACACTTCCTTAGCTTTAGCCATGATTATTTTCCTCCAATTTCATTAACATTAAATACATTCTAAAATAAATTTCCCATTGAACTCTATTTTTATTTACTTTAAAATTACATGATACACACAAAAGAGCAAAATTATCTTCTTGATTATTGTTTTTATCATAGTCTATATGATGAGGAATATTAGCTTGTTTTTTACAAAGAACGCAAGTATGATTAAATTTTTCTCTAATATGTTTTTTTAACTCATCATTAAATCCAGGTCCATAAGGATATGTGGAAATTCCACCTTTCCAATTAGGAGATTTCTCCCCTGAATTCTGTTTATTTCTTTCAGCAAGATCAAGTCTTTTTCTACCAAAATTAGGACTTTTCTCACCCGTTCTACCAAACATTGGACCTTTTGTACCAAACCAAGAAGACTTTTCTCCTGAATTTTTTCTATTTCTTTCAACAGTATCAAGTCTTTTTCTTCCTCTCATATGATGACTATGTATAAATCTATTTCCTGGTTTAGAATACTGGCCACAATTACATTCGCATAACTTAGGTTCCGGTTTTAATTTTCTTTTTAATTTATTTCGTTCAGCAACATCTGGTCTTTTATTCCCCATTACTCCCCTTTATTTAGTAGGCTTGTCTGTCACCCCATTTAGGCTAAGGATACCATATTCCCCCCCAACTTCTACCTCATGGCCATATCCACGGCCGGCAAAGGCCCAAATTCGCCTTCCAAGGAACTTTATTGGCTTACCTATCCACTCATCAGGGGCTCCATTTAAGTGTTGAACAGAGCCCACGTAAAGCTGGGGTACAGGCTTATCAGTATCTATATGGATTAAATTACCATCCTTGGTTATTTTCTCATCTTCAAAACTCTTTTGTGAGTAAACTGGTCCTGTATCATTTGGGGCCTTTCCTTGCTTGATCCAGGAATCTAATTCTTTCCCATCCCGTGGTTTACCAGATACAGCTTTATCCTGCTCTACTTTTAATGGCTCCATGGGTTTATCCTCTGTATTTCCACCCATCACCGAAATAGAACTCCACTGCTCTTTCTTTTTATTATCTTCTTCACTCAAGAATTTAATTATCTCTTTTGCTCTAGTAGAAGCCCCAACAAAAGCAAACATGGATTCATTCCTTTTCTGTTCAATCAGATTAAGTTTATTCTTAATCTTAATCTGTTCCATCTTGCTTCTATGGGGTAACTCTTCACCCATCTTTTCACGCACAAGATCATTCATCTTCCCAGTGGATTCTCCAAGGGTTTTGGCAAGTTCCTCCAAAGTATGTTTCAACAAATCGGCTTTATTCATTATCTCACTGATTCAATACTTTTCTTGTTAAGATCATTGAGAATTGATTTCAATTCATCATTTTGTTTGGTAAGATTACTATGTTCTTCCTTAACTGATTTAGGCATTTGTTTTCCCTCATAGCGATCTTCTAATTTATTCATCCTATCCTCAACCGATCTTTGTTGAAAAGAAAATCCCATATATTGCTGAGTTTTCTTAACTTCTGAAACCTCCCCTGCCAAAGCATTATGGTCTTTGACAAGAGTATAACGGTGATCCACCCAAAGTAGAATCCCGCTAATAGAAGTCAGTAGAGCTATAATTCCCCCAATAACTGCAAGCTTTTGAGCTAAATTTTCAAACTTAAACATATCATCCTCCTTATGGAGAAGTAACTTTAGGAAGATTTTTTACATAAATTTCATGCTGTCCAGTTACATGACCATGAGGAATATCGCATTCAATAGTCAATAAATGAATTTCCCCAACCTGATCCTCATCAGTATCATTGACTATCCTATTTTCATTTGACGTTACCAAAACACTAACATTAGGAGAAGTAACCACTAAGGAAGTTACAGGACGTATATTTGTTCCTGAAGCTACATCATCAATACGAGTAGTTACATTTGTTGGGGTAACTGGACTCTTATTTTCATCCAAAAATGTGATAGGAATATAACAGAATGTCTTTTCATTTACTTCCAATTTAATCTCCTAGTAATAATCAAAAGAATTTACCGATATGGATTCCTCAAAATGATTTTGATGAATTCTCTCAGCTAAAGATAAAAATTCATCATGGGCCATATCAGCTTTAGCTATATTGCAGGGTCTACAAGAAGAAACACAATTTTCTATAGTATATCCTTTAGTATTATCTACTCTGTCAATTCCATTATAAATAAAATCTCCATTATTAAAATTAGACTTATTTATATTAGATGGCTCTAATCCACAATAATAACAATTCTTTTGAGATAATTCTAAAAATTGTTCAAAAGATAATTCAAATGAAAGATTTCTTTCTTCTGCATGTTTTATATAGGATCTATAAATAGTCCTTTTAGCGGCTTCCCCAAAAGGAAGAGTATGATTATCATGATTGAAGCAACCACAACTCTTTGTATTTTCAGAAGTTAAACAAATTCCAATAATTATAACTTCTTTTCCACAATCACACTTACAAAGCCATAATGAATGACTATTTTTATTACTTCCTTTTCTCTCAATAACTACTAATCTCCCAAATCTTTTTCCAGTTAAATCTTTAATATTTTTAGGAGATTTGCCTTTACTTCTTATAGCCACTGTTTCCTTACGATAGCATCCACAGCTTTTGGTATTTCCTTTTCTTAAATTATTCCCACTAATTTCTTTTTCATTACCACAATCACATTTACATAGCCATAATGCATAACCAAATTTAGTTCCAACTCTTTTAATTACTGTTAAATATCCAAATCTCTTCCCCATTAAATCAATAATTGATTTACCCATATTTCTCCTTTAATATAAATAGTTTATGTGCTCTGACCGGCTAATTCGAAGGTCACGCTTGTTTTTGTAGCCACATCAGCAGAGGATAATGCAAGAGACATCCATATTCCCTGAGCAGCCCCAGGACTAAGATTTTGGGAGTTAGCCACATTTTTAGTGGTAACATTAATAGTCTCAGAAGGAGCGGTCAATCTATTAGTTACAGAATCACTACCATCTAGGGAACTTTCTAATCCAAAAGCTATTCTACCATTAGGATCTACTCCAATTCGGTTAGTTAATTGAGCAACCGTAGCCAAAGTTAAAGCCAAACTCCCATGAGTATTCTTGATAAAGAATTTTTCATAATAAGTCTTGCTTCCTACAGAAGGGGCTGCGGCATTGTAGAAAGGTCTCCTAACTGTAATGATTCCTGGCTCCATAGTTATAAGGATTGCCCCTCCTGTAGTTTTCGTGATTGTAATTGTTCCTGCTGCAGGTGAAAGAAGTTGTACCTTCAATATCCGCTCAAGTGTAACAATTAAAGGTATTGGAGTAATACCCATTAAAGTTGTACTACCAGTAATTATGACACCCGATACATCTCTTCCCCAGTAATAGAAACCCATTGTATCTCCAGGATCAGATGAAACTACTGTAATACCATCAGGAGCAGAGATATCAGTAAAATCAATCTTAGTTGTCAGATCAATAGCCCCACCTTGGGGAGATCCAGAATCAGTTTCCTGCATATTTGCAGAACCATAATCTTTAAGGTCTGTAGGTGCAACTGACATTTTAATCCTCCTAATTAACTTTCAAAATCTTCTTTAGGAATTTTTATTGTATGAAATTCAATATTTGGAATTTCCCCTTCCCTGAAAACAATCTGTGAAGATTTAGTAGAAAAATCAACAACAGGTACTTTTTCTGAAAAAATAAATGTTGGGAAAGACAAAGCCCCAAAAACAATCTCAAGGCTAGTGGGACTCTTTCCAGGTAACTCTATTGGTATATTGTAATCATACCGTATTTTCTGTTCAAAGTCAATAGGTAAATAGGCAGAAAAATTAACAGATTTTAATATATCTACAGGAGCTAAAAACAATTCAGAAACAGTAGAAAGTGACCATGAAACAGGAATAATTATGTCCTTAAATATTCCTTTTAAATACTCAATACCAATTACTTGATCTTTCCTAATTCCCTTTAAAAATTCTAAGGTTATAGAATAATTCTGATTTAATCCCAATAAATATTCTACTGGAATAGACCTATCTTTTCTAACTGTTACACTAAAATCAATAGGAATAATTATATCTTCTTTAACATAAATACTGAAATCTATTGGAATAATTATATCTTCTTTAACATAAATACTGAAATCTATTGGAATAATTATGTCTTTAAGAATAGGAATTATAAAATCAAGTGGAATAATAAAGTCTTGTAATACTTGTTGAATTCCTATCTTCCACTCTACAGGTATATCAATATTTTGAGATAGAGACTTACCAAAATCAAAAGGAATAATTAATCCTTCCTGAATATTCACTCCAAACTCAAAGGGAATAGAGATATCCTGAAACAGATCTTTCCCAAAGTCAAAAGGAATAGCTCTATCCTCAGCAATAGAAATAACATAGTCAAGAGGAATACTTTTATCCTCTGCTATTCCCTTACTAATTTCAATTGGAAAAATAAGATCCTGAAATAACCTTTTCCCGAAGTCAAAAGGAATAGATATGTCTTCTGCTATCCCCTTCTCAAATTCAATAGGGATACTAGCATCCTGGAAAATAAATAACCCAAACTCTATAGGAATAGGTACAGATTGATTCAGGAGTAAACCAAATTCCACCGGAATAGATCTACTTTCTGTGATTCCTTTCTCAAATTCAACAGGAATGGAAACATCCTCTGCCACTCCTTTTTCAAATTCGATAGGGATAATTTTATTCTGTAAAATAGCCTTCTCAAACTCAACAGGAATTTGCCGATCATCCATAATGGACACTCTAAAATCAAAGGGAGTAGTTATATCCTCAATTACCTGGACTTGACCTTGAAAATTTCCTTCAATTTGATCTGCGTAGATTGAAGAATAAATTTTATCCTCCTTTTATCCTTAAATAATCAATTGCTCTTTGTAATATTTCTATATTATCTTGAGCAAATCCTAACATCTTATTGTGCCTATCACAAAGTAAACCACGAATTTTTCCTGTAACATGATCATGATCTATACTTAAAAATTTATCATTATCAGGAGCATTACCACAGATAATACAGACACCATGTTGCTTTTCAAGAATTTTATTATAATCGTCAAGAGTAATTCCATAACGTAACTTAAAATTTATATTTCTATAAATTTCTGGATTCTCTTGATAATATTTTTTATTGTATTCCTTAAACTTATCTTTATTATTTTGATAATGTTTCTTATTACTTTTACTAGCAGATTTTTTATGCTTTTCTGGATTTTGTTCAATCCACTTCTTAGTTCCTTTCTTTTCACAGATTTTACACCAAGATCTGCAGCCATCTTTACTTCTTTTATCTTTGTAAAACTCTGTTAAATCTTTTTCTTTTTTACATTTTGAACATTCCTTCATTTTTTATCCTCAAGGTCAACCATAAAGAGCAGAGTCTTGAGTTGCATTGGAGTAAAACTAACCCTTTCCAGCAAGTCCTGAGCAATAGTCAAGTGTTCAATTTCCACATTCATCTTAAGCAACTCACCCAATTCTTTCAGGTAAGAGGATTTGGTTCCCTCATCTTTGTAAGTATAGATTTGCTGTTTGGTTAAATGGTCAATAGCTGTAATGGGTTGTCCAGGCATAATGGTATTTTTTACTTTGGTAACAGGATCTTCAACAACAATAGGTTCCTTACCATCATTATGAAGAGCATGGGTCTTAACCAGTTTCTGCCGAATTTCAGTCAAGATTTTCAATTCCCTTTCTATTTCCTTAGTCAACTTGGCTAAGGCATAGGAAATCTTAAAGGGAAGATCCTTGCCCATAATACCACCTAAGGCAATACCTACCTGCTCCACTTCTCCCGCTGTTAACGTAGTTTTACTCATATTACACCCTCCTTTTTATTTTGGCCTAAGCCAATTTATATTTTAAAATCTCCTTTTATTTAATTCGAAGTTTCGCCAGTTCGTTTTAACTTATTGGGAAAAAAACCTGCCCCTTTACATATGTTGTATTTGTACTTGCCGACCAATTTCCGCTTTGTGTCAAATCTGTGAATAAGGATATGACCGTTGCGCCGTTGGTCACCAAACCGCACGCCATACTCCAAGTTCCTTGATACTTTCCATACATAAAGGGTGCATCTCCTGAACACGTTTTTGATGCTGGAATAGCAATTTGTAACGCTGTGTTCAGACTTCCTCCTACAGTAGTGGTGTTTAAAAAAAATCTAACTTGCATTGTCTTGCCAATAATACAATACGAATATGTCTCCACATCACCAGAGTCAACCCCCCAGGTCATAGAACCATTGCCAGTAAAGTTTGCTGCATTGTATGATGGAGTTGTCCAGTCTGTGTAAGCAATGGTAGATAGAACACCGGCAGAAGCAAGTATAATTCCAGAAAATCCTGTTAGTGTGAGGCCAGCATACGTCGGAGAAGAGGCTTGCTTTACTGCCTGATCTAAATAATCAGCAGATATCTCTTGTTTACTGGCATTCGTTAAGATTGCCTGCGAAGCCGTCAAATTTTGTGGAAGAAGTGTGCCTGTTTTCATAAGTTTCGAAGGTCCATTATTGTTTCTTTTACTGAGCCTGTTTTATATTGCATCTTTTACTCCTTGATAAATCCTTCCGGATGTTCACCGGTTTGTTATTATGTTTCATAAAATAGTATTAAAACTATTTCATGTCCTGTGGTAATGAGTGCGGTTATGTCTGTATAATTTCCACCAACCACATAAAAAACAGCCTGTATATTGGGATTTACAGGAGTTACAATACACCATACAGAAGTGCCAGTATCATTGTATGTCATGAATCCTATGCCTCCATAAATCGTCACACCAAGATTGGCACCATAAATGGTAACAGTGCGTCCTCCCGCATCCAAGCAGAATATATATCAGTAGCGATATCCGCAAACGAAGTTCCTCTTTGCCAAATATCTAAGGCTCCATTTATATCAGTAGCAATAGCCGCAAACGAAGTTCCTCTTTGCCAAATATCTAAGGCTCCATTTATAATGGCATTTGTGTGTCTAAATGGACCTTGTGAACTTAATTCTCCTGTTCTCATAAGTTTCTCCAATCCGTTTTATCTAAACGCCAGATAATTTATTTTGGTACTTCCGGTAGGGGTCCCTGTTCTGGTCCACGTTATTACGAATCCGTCTGCCGTTAATGAGCTAATGAGACCTTGATATGTGGTTCCTGCCGCTTTCAGCAAATAAATTGAAAATGAACTTGCAGAATCAAAACTATCTGCTATAAAAGTTCCAAGGGCTTCAATAACAACGTGAGTTGTTCCATCATCAAAGCCAACAGAAAATTCATCTGGATCAGAACCAGAGGCCACAAAGATTACCATTGAAGGAGAAAAAGACAATCCGGAAACTACTGAAGTGCCTGCTGAACTTATATCTTTAGTGATTTGGCCGATTGCCATTCTCTGAGCAACGGTTAGAGCCGATACTACTCCAGCCGTTCCAAAAAGAAAGCCACCCAGGGAACCAATAGTAAGATCAGTAAGAATTGGATGATTAAATGTTGGACTATCACCCACTCCCAATGCTTGTGGTAATGTTTGAATTGTCCCACCAGCAGAGAGGAAACTAACTTGCCATGTTCCAGTTAATGTTCCATATGAAGTCAAATCCACTGCCAAGGCGGTTGTTGATGTAAAAGTAACATCATCAGGTAAAATTTCTTTACCAGTATTATCAACAATAGTAACAGAACCATATTGAACACCAAGATTATGTGTAACTGTCAATATCCCTGCTGTCAAATTTGCATTAGTGAAAGAGGAAAGATAGTATGGAATCCCCCCACTTACTCCAAGAACCCCTGTTGCACTTGTCGTAACATATCGTATCCCTGTACCAGTAAGTCCAGAAAGAGTTTCTCCAACAAAAGTTGGACTATCTGCTGTATGCAATCCAGTTACATCAGCCTGGGCTATAGCCAAACTGGATTTAAAAGTAGCATAGGATACACTGACAAGATTTTGTGATCCATCAGTAACAACAGGAAGAGAGGCAGTTAATCCAGGAATGTTAACAAGACCACTACCAGATATTGACATCTGGGTAGTCATTGTCTGTAAAGTTTTTCCACTCCCAAGAGTAGTTCCTATTTGGAAATAAATATACTCTACTGCTGATCCAGTTCCTAATCCAGCCTGGAGAGTTAAATTACCCCCTACTACGTTATTAACAGAGGTCCCTGCAACAGTGCCACCAGCAGCAATGATTAAATTCCTACCTACCACATCAGTAGCAGTATTTTCTATCCAAATTTCCCTTGCAGCACCATTACCTAAACTTATATCACAAGTAGGAGAAGTAGTCAATATTCCTACCCTATGATGAGTAGAGTCCACATAAAGGGTATTGGTATCAATTGTCAGTCCTAAAAAGGCTGGACTTGAACCTGTTGTCAATCCTGATATATCAGCTTGAGCAAGAGACAAACTTGACTTGAATGTGGCATAAGAAACACTTGCTAAATTCTTAGATGCATCAGTTACTACTGGCTCAGAAGCTGTAAGACCTGATAGATTTAATCCTGCTATAGAAAGTGAAAGAGTAGCAGGAAAATCTGCATTTACTAATGAACGAAATGTTGGAGCGACTGCTCCTGTATAAAGATATAACTCACTTATTCCAGTATAACCTGCATCCCCATTATTTAATGTAATATTAAATTGGAAATATCTATATGCTGTTACATTAGAAGGACAACTATAAGTTTTCTTCTGCCCAGCAGACCAAGCCGTTATACCTGTTTGCGAGTCAAAAGTGGTCCAAGAATCACCAACATTAACCTTTCCCCGTAACTGCCAATCTTTAGGAGCACGTGTTGTTGAGTCAATACTATTTATCTGTACTGCATAACTAGTAATAACATATAAATTTCCTAGACCCATATCAATATTAACATATCCAGTAGCAGCATTTGCCAACCAATAATTGGTTGTTCCCGTTACACCATCAAAAGCCATGTAATAGTCTGTTCCCGAATTATATTTGGTTGATCCACTTGCCGCATAGGGAACTGGAAGATCATTGGTAGTCATATTATTAGGAACATAATCTACCAATGTTGTAGGTCCAGAAAATATAACATTTGGTACTTGATGATTAATATCTAATTGCTGCGTTAATAATGACAAAAGGTTAGTGCTCAAATCTGTAGTTAAAGTAACAGCAGCATGAGAGGCAGTTACCGCAGCAGAAATTTGGGCATCTGTATTGGTTCCAGAAGCAAGGTTCTTAGAACCATCAGTTACCACCACTTTTGAAGCGGTCAAACCGGAAAGATTCAGGCCAGTAAAGGTAGGAGAATCACCTGTTCCCAAACCAGAAATATCTGCTTTGGAAAGGGATAGATTAGATTTGAAAGTAGCATAAGTAACAGAAACTAAATTTTTTGATCCATCGGAAACAACAGGGACAGAGGCAGTTAAGGTAGAAACGGTTATAGCTGCAAAAGAAGGAGAATCCCCAGACCCATACCTAAGATTGATTGCCGTTTCTAACTCAGTTACTTTACCCGCCGTCAGAACCAAAGCTATATTGTCACCAGAATTCCAAGCTTTGTCTATAGTGCTTTCTTGTGCTCTAACAATAGTAAAAGTATCCACAGATCTGGAAGTTACTTCTATAATTTCCCTAGAAGAATCCTGACTGGGTGTACTCAGAGATTGATTCCATAATACACACATAAAATTACCAGTAGCAGGAAATCTAGATCCCTGTCCTGAAGCAACTGTCAATAGAGTAGCACCAGAAGCTACCCCACTAAATAGAGTAGAAAATGAAAAATTTTGATTAAGTAAGAAAGTAGTTATCATTCTATTTTATCTACCTTTATATAATGAATCTTTCCTAATTTATCAATAATTCTTTTTCTATTTTTAGTTGGGGCTGTTTTTCCTTTAAGACCTTTATTCCATGGTACTCCCCCCTTTTTAAACCTATAAATATTTTTCGCTTTCTTGGCTGATTCAATTTTTCTATTTCTTGTTTCTTCTGAATCTTTTTTTCCTTTATGCCATTTACTATGTTTCATTCTAGTTTCTATAGAAGGATTTATAGCCCCCTCTCCACCATCAGTCAAGTTATATCCGTTAGGAGATTTAGTATTCAAAGTCTTTATCCAATAAATTTCTTTTTCAATCAATATTTCTTTTGTTTCAGAAGTATCAATAATAGAAAATTCAAATGACTGAAAACCATATTTTCTAATAGCACAATGAAGTAAAAAGTTAGACCCTCCTTTAGAACTGGATAAGTGCTCAGTAATCCTTTTTTCTAAGGAATTTGTAGTCATTCCAATATAACATTTCCCATTAATTTTATTTGTTATCTTATAAACTATCATTTTATTGACTATATATGAAATCAAACAGGTTAGGGGGTGGATTTATCCCAAGCCTCTTGAATCTTCGATATTTCCTATTCCATTTATCCGCTATCCTGTTTTGTTTGTCAATATACTCTTGAAGCTTATTTTCTTCATTAAAATCCATAGAAATATTTATATCTTTAACAACTTTTACAGTTATTGCATTTTCTGCACTAACTTGAAGTTCCTTTTTAGGAATTATACACTTAACACACCGTGTACGGGAAAGAGACCCTGTTTCAAAGACTTTACCACATTTACAAAGAACTTTCCTTAATGGTAGACTTTTCTTATTTTCCATCTCTAACAATCTTATTTTATTACTACAAGATGAGCACCATTTCGCATGGCCACTACCAGCCCCAAATGGATTACCACAATCCTCACAGATATTGATACAGGAATACCCTTTTATTTCCCTCAACATCCTTTCCTGAAGTGTAAGAGTTTCTTTTCTTTCTATACAAGATAGGCAATTTTTTTGATTACGTATAGGATTAAACAGACTATGGCAAGTCTTACAAGCCTTCTTAGACAAGATTCCTCCTGAATATTTAGATTTTTTTGGATGAGACTTTTTTAGGTTTCTTACTCTTTAATCCCTTACATTTATTATCAGCAATCTTAACAGGATATGAAGGACCAAGATCATATCCAGGAAATCCCTGTTCAACCAATCTTAGGAAATCCTTAGATTTTGACATAATTACACTTTTGCCTGTAGCATTTTAATCAATTCTTCCAAAACGTATTGACTTTTGTAAGGCATCTTAGATTTGACATTCTCAACCGCTTTGTTAATCTTCATAGCAGTATCATATGCTAGTTTATCAGCAATAGCATCAAGTTCAGGGTACTTTTCAATACCTGGAGAAGGTACACTATACCCCCCCTTCGGATTACCCTCTGGCTCTTTCTCAAACAGACTCATAACTTGTTTAGATTTGTTCATAAAGTTCTCCTCTCAAAATTATAAAATAGAACTGTTCACCCGTTCAGTATTTAGTGAACTTACCCATTCTGGTGGACAATCAGGCACCCTCCTACCGGCCTCTAAACCATTCATAAATACCCATAATTATTACAAAAAAAGTGATAGAAGAAAAAGCCAAATAGGGATCAGGATTACTTTTCTTCTTAAGAGATTTATCTTCTTTAAGTTTTAAAAAAATCTTTCCAATTGCTTCCTCTGTGTAAACCATTACAACCTCCAGTTATTCTGCATCTAAAGCCATAATTTTTCCAGCGGGTGAAAGACCCTTCTCCTTACTCTTAGCCCCTAATTTCTTTCTCAACTTGACCATGGCAGAATCTCGAATCTGAGATATTCTACCTTCTGACTTATTCATCTCAGCCGCTATTTCAGTAGCATCCCAATCTTGTAATAGCAGGGAAATAACCTTCTTTTCATCCTCAGGCAATTCATTAACCGCTTTCTGCAGAGCATCTTTGGAAACCCCAGTATTAAGAAGATCAAAAACATCAAATTCTGGTTCCCGATCTGTATCAGGGTAGGAAGCAACATTCTTATCAATAAAATCATAGTAAGCATCTATATCCATACCCATAGCCTTGGCTACTTCTTCGTCATCGGGCTTTCGGCCAAGCTCATGGCTAAGTCTCTGAATTGTTCTTTCATATTCTTTAATCTTATCTCTCATATCCCTAGACGCTGGATCTTCAGCCCTAAGCTCATCCCCTATGGCCCCTCTAATTCTTCTTTCAGCATAAGTCTTAAATAGTACCCCTCTACTAGGATCAAATTTTCTGGCTGCCTGGACTAATCCCTCTCTCCCTGCAGAATAGAGATCATTCCTATCTACGTTACTTGGCAGAGATTGGGCCATAGAATTGGCAATAGTCTTTACCATATTTATATGACTATTAATCAAATCATTCTGTTGATCCAAAGTCAAAATCTCTTCCAATAATTTCAAAATATTCTGAGACTTATCCATAAAATTCTCCCCATGATTTAATAACTTAAATTAAGACAGGTTATCTCTTTCCTAATTTTGAAGCCAGGCCACCACAGAAAGCCCCGGGGTCATCCATCTTGCCCTTCATCTTAGCAATACAGGCTGAAACTTTATGCTTATGATCCCCTGTCAGAGAACCCCAAAAAGATTTCAGAGAATCCTTCGTCCATCCTTTGGGTAAATTTGACCATTTGTCTTCAGACAGCTTTACACTAATTACTCCCTTTTCTTCCTTAAATTCTAATTTCTCAAATACTTCATCCAGATCATTTCCACCCATAAACTCACCTACTCTTTTCATTAGTTCCATTAATTCTTTTGATTTAGTCATTTTAATTATCCTCTCTTAAAATTAAGATAGGGATCTGGCAAGCCAGATCCCTATCTGATTAAAATCATTACTGAATTTAGATATAAGCTATGAGACAATTAAAACCCGGAATTCCCCTTCCCAAGAGAAACCGTACTTCGAGACCCCGAAGTTACTTACACATATTGGACAGTCACTTAAATGGACTTGCCTGGACACCCCTCAAACAATTTAATTCCCATTCAGATTTGGCTAACCTAGCCTTAGCAGAACCCTCAGAAAATCTAAGATTCTTATTTTCATTCCTGTAAACTATGTAACCACAGATAAAACCAATGCACAACCCAGAAATAAATAAAAACATGTTACCCCCCAAACAAGCTATTTAATTTCTTGGATAAACTTTCCTTCTTATCCACAGGCTTAAGTTGATCTTTAGCATCTACATCCATTCTCTCATCGTCATGCTCTTTCTGTCCACCCACTTTGCTTACCGCAGATTTGGGCACCTGGACAGTCCCAATTGTTATCCCGGCCATGGGGGATTCGGCCACATCAATAGAATCATCGGCCACTCTAACCACTACAGGTTTATTGTCAGATTTTTTTAGAATCTGCTTAATTAAATTTAATTGTGGCTCTGGAAGATTTTTTAATGCACTCATATTTATTTTAACTTCGTCACCTTTTCTAAACTCATTTTCCTTTTTTTGTTCAAAAAGTTTCATAATTTTATGTGACTGATTCATTATAACCTCCTTATACACCTAGAAATTTAGAATCATATATACCATTAAGTATTTTGAATTGAGTCTCCCAAAATCCTCTATTAGCATTCACCCTAGAATTATCACTTTTGCATAATAAAACAAAATTTTCTTCAACATTATTTGTTTTATCATAATCAATATGATGAGGAATATTAGCCCACTCTTCACAAAGAACACAAGTATGATTAAATTTTTCTCTAATTTTGTTTTTAAGCTTATCATTAAATTCGGGAGAATAAGGCAAGAAAGAATTTCCACCACTCCAAGCTGGATTTAATTCACCTACTCTACCAAACATGGGATTCCTATTACCCATTTTAGATTCACTCAATAATTTAATAGTTTCTTTGGAATGATGCATTCCCCAATTATAACTATTTTCTCCACAGTATTTCCCTATTTTTGCCTCACTTATTTTTTCACTTGTTTCTTTAGTAACCAAATGACCCATTAATGACTCACTTATACTATTTTTATGATCTTCAGACATTGGACCTAATTTTATCCCTATCTTTGCCTCACTCAAACTTTTTTTATGATCATCTGATTTAGGTTTCCCTTCTAAGGACTTACTAATTCTATTATTCTGCTCTTCAGAATTAGGTTTTCCTTTCTTTGCTTTACTTATATTCCTTCCATGATCCTCTGTCCTTACATATATTCCTTTTGGCATTTATCTCTCTTTAATCCAATCTTATTTTTCTTGAAATCTTTTCTTCTGGTTTAACTGCAGGGGCATCCTTGGGTTGAAATCCTTGGCATCTTCCATCTTCCCCAAGCTTAGCCAAACTTGGAACATAACATTTACCCCCAACACTCCATTGACAATCCGCTTTACAATCTATTTGTTCCCAATCCCTGGATACTGGATATCCAGAATGATGAGGCATAATTCCCTGCCACATTTCACCTGATATTTTATTAAATTCTCCAGGTGTAGCATTAGGATTAGAAGGATTATCCACCATATCAAAAGGAGCAAGATTCCCTAATCTGCTAAGACTCATTTCCTTTTTCTCCTTACTAGAATGATCTATACTTGTACCATCATAATATTTATGATGTAACACTAAATCACTAATAGGAATCTTTGAAGGTACAAACCCCATGTGTCTCTCTATAACCCCGTTGCCACCACATGCTTCACAATCATTGGTATTTATCCATCCACGGCACACAGGGCAAAGATCAAATTTCCTAGCCCTCATCATAGGCTTTCCAGTAATGGGATCAAAGTAATGTTCTACTCTTTCCATTGATTGCCTTTATTTAATTCTTTAAGGGCATCTCTTACCCACATCTTATTAGTCATTAATCTATTAATACATTCATCTCTAAGAGATTCCAGAAAAAGGGTACATTCATTACCCTCCAGGGAATCCAACAGGATCTTGGCCGATTCCTTTAAATCAACCGGAGGAAGTTCAGGAGCTACAGCTATTAACTCAAAATCCTTATGATTTTCAAATAGGAAAACATATCCACATGTTTGATGATTAAGCCAAAAAGGATTCTTCAATCTAGTCTCACCTTTCTTCTTAATCAGGTAAGGGACAATTTTGAGGCAGGGCATACTCCATTGGGAACACATCATACCTGCCGTGATTTTCTGCTAATCTACAGATAAACCTAAATGTGACATACATGGTCACACCTGTACTACCACCCATATTTTCTACCGGAATTTTGGTAAAAAAAGGACAGTTATTACAAAATACTATCTCAGGCATTTTTTTCATCTTTTACTAAACTCCTTAAATCCATAATCTCAGGAAAGTCACATATTGATTTTTTAGCATCCCTTTCCATCTCTTCTTTGAGCACAATGGCATGAGCACAAATATAAACCACAGCATCAAGACATTCGGCCAAGGCCCCTTCCTTATCCCCCCTGGATTCCAGAACAACAGATTCAACCAATTTCTTTACCGCTTGCCCTCTCTGGAAACCAAGCTTTAATCTTTCAATCCAAAAGATAATCTGATCCTTAAATATTTCCCCTGAAGGTGCATGACGGTCTTTCCCCTTACTTGTCTGAGCACGTTCAAGAGCCTCTATCAAAGCATCAGATAAACACTCATACCCTTGCTTTACTTCCATACCTTCCCCCTCTTATTCTTTATTTAGAATTCATTCCCTAAAAGAAATTTAGAATACTTATTAGAATCAGTCATTTTATTCACTCTAATTAATATGCCACTGATAGCACCATTATTAGTAAAACTTACATCCTCATAATTATCAGTCTTAAATTGATTTTCTAAAGGTTTATTTAAATCAATATGATCAAACCCCGCAGGACAATAAGTAACTTGAAGTGCTACAATAGATATCTTAGAACCTTTCTTTACAACAACCATAACAGCATCAACTGTCAGTTCTTTATTTAGAGATTCCAAAAATAACATCCCATTACCATTCGGATACATTTTAGACCCAAGAGTATGGGAAGAGAATTTATGGAAATCAGGAGCACTTTCAGGAAGAGAAATCCTAATACCAATCTCAGGAATTGAGATAATTCTAAATTCTTCCATAACCATCTTGGGAGTTGTTGCACAACCTATTAGCCCAACAAGAGCTAACAATAAAACCAATAGTATTGAAATTCTTTTAAACATAACTATCTCCCTTTGATTTTAATTATACCACACTTTTAGGGTAAAATGCATCTCCTATTCATTGAGGAGTTAACTGGGTCTTGGCCGTATCTCCTGGACCAGGCTGGGAAGCTGGCCATAAATCCTCTTTAGCCCCAACCTTGTAAGAAATACCTTTATCCTTGGCCATTTGAATTAGTTTATCCAAATAATCATATAGATCCGGGATTTCTGGGTTACCAATCAACACGGCAGGAGGAATATTCAATTTCCTCTCTAAATCCCTAACTCTTCCAGCATCCCCATATTCTTTCACAGCTTCCAAAAATTTACTTGATTTGCTCATGAAACCTCCTATTAGAAATATGTCACTGAATATACATTCTTTAGTTTCTCTCCCTTTTTAACAAAGTGAAAAGTCTTAAGAATTTCATCCCTAGACATACCAAATGAAAGCCTTGTATTATAGTGCAAAAATCCAGAGCAGCTATGTTTCTCTAAACCTTGTTCTTCTACTTCTTCATGGCATTTTACACAGATATAGACATTCATTATCTTGCCTGTCTACTTCTCATTTTCCTGAAATATAAATTACTACAATTATGGCAATCTTTACAGTATCCTGTCTCTATACCGCAAGCATAAACAAAATCCCCACCTATCTCTTTTTCCCTTTTTAGCACTTCTACCATAAAACTTTTCTTAGGACACCAATAGGAATTTATATGCCTAACCTTCCACTCATAGAGAGTTTCATCAGGACAATGAGTATAATAACTCATAAAGGTAAGAATTACTGGGATTTTAAAAGATGTCCATTCTTTAACAGTGGAATCAATTAAATCAAGATTTGTAGAAGATACCCGCAATCTAATTGCCATTATGTTTTGTAAGGAATCCCAATCTAATTCTTTGGGAGAATATGAAGGATCTTCCTCATACCGATTAGCTGTAAAAACTACAGGATCAGGAAAGTCAAACCTGGGAATGGAAGTGTTATAGAACTTTCTGGGGTATTTCTTAGTAGATTCAATAACGTATTCCCGATTAAGGTTTGAATCATGGCCACTGTTAACCCTCACTATACCCTTATCCCCTATCTCAAAAAAGTCTGGAAATTGGTCTTCCTCTATCGGGAAATAAAATGCATCTTTTCTATTATAGAAACATTCTGCACACCCCATTGGACAAGGGCCTTTTTGTGGTTTACAGTCAAATATTCCACTACCCTTTAATTTTGGATTTTCAAGCATATTCCTCCCTTTTATACCTTATTTAGATTAGCATATTCCCCAAAATATACTATAGCAGCTTTATTATAAGCTCTTGCAGCATCAATCTTATTTTCATAATATCCAAGATGAATTCTCTTATAATTTACCTTGATATATGAAACCCATTTATTAGCCCATTTTGCCCAGCATACTCCTTTAAAACCTGAAGTATTATTTATCCTTTTAGACTCATTGGCTTTATTTTTCGCATTAGTCGCTTCTCTAATATTTTCACGTTGATTATCCAGTTTATCCTCATTCCAATGATCTACTTGAGGAGACTGTATCCCCATAAGTTTGGCTACTATCTTATGCATAAAGAGTTGATCACCGTTTCCATCTCTTGTTACTTTTCTAGCATAGTAGCCTTTATTCCTAACCTTCATGTAACCCCAACGGAATTTATTAAGGTAGTCATAATCGCAGTCACTTACTTTAGTGAACATTCCATTGGTCAGTTCAATTAACTTCAAATTTCATTACCCCCCCTATCCTTTTTCTGATATTTTTAAACTAAACGTGAAATCTCCTATCGGGTTGCCCACCTAAGGGGACAAAACATGGACATTCCCACATCTTGGCATTTGCCCCACCAAGGGCAGGATTATAAAATGGGCAAGGATGCCCTGGAAGAACCTGGATATTCTTACAGCCAGTTGAACATTCTCCTGTTTCGGTAAAAAACTGACAGTTATTGGATTCGTCACCCCGATGCTGCTCATCAAACTTTTCCATTAATTTCTTAGCCTTACTCATTTTATCCTCCAATATTATAAAATATAAGATATAATCGGAAATAGATTTCCCATTGAACTCTATTTTTATTGACTTTAGTATTACATGATCTACAAAGTAGAACAAAATTATCTTCTTGATTATTCTTTTTATTGTAGTCTATATGATGGGGAATATTAGCCCATTTTTTACATAATTGACAAGTATGATTGAACTTTTTTCTTATATGATTTTTTAGTTCTTTATTAAATTTGAAATCATATGGTTCAAAAGAAATACCACCTTTCCAAACAGGACTAAGCTCACCTCTTCTACCAAACATTGGATTTTTATTACCTATTTGTAATTTATTCATTTCAGAACGAATAGGATTCTTTTTCCCTCTATGAGATTCACTTAATTTCTTCAATATATCCTTAGAGTAGTAATTATTTAGATTAGGACTTTTCTTACCTAAATGTGCATTACTTCTTATTTCTCTTTGTTTTTTTCCTTTTTCTAATCCATAGATTTCTTCATAAGTTTTTCCAAAATTAGGATTATTTTCACCAGTATGGGATTTTTCATTTTTTCTTTTCATTTCTGGGCAAGATTGAACATTTTTACTACAACACCACTTACTATTTTTAAATTGGTATAAAGCGTTTTGTCCACAACCGTAATAACAAAAAATCATAAATATTACCAAGCCTTATGTGCTGCATTCGTCCTGTTATCAGATTTTATCATGACAACATACTGATGCGTTACCACAGGACCAGTAGGCCAAATTTCTTTAGGGAAGTAGACTTTGTTAATTCCTACTTTAAAATTCAATTCTTTTCCTTATCATATAATAACACCAAAGTGGCTTTACTATTACACCCTTTTTACTAAAATGGATATTTTTCTTTAAAAACTTTCATAATTTCCTGTATTCGTTTTACAATTATATCAGGAGTATAGCTTGCTGATGCTGCTACATGATTCACTAATGCATCAATAGCCCCAACAAAATAAGTAGAAGCTTCATCCCGATTTTTAGAGTTTTTGATTAAATCCTCTGTACTACCATAATCCTCAAGCAAACCCAAAACTTTTTTAGCTTTCATATTTTCTCCTATAATCCGTATCGGCCCTTGGTCGCGTTGAAAAGATTGGCAATATAAGCCAAATCTTTGAATGTATTAAAAATAAGAAGCTCTCCAACCGTTCCAGAGAAACCGTATGGAGACACATTCCCAACATGGTAGCGGTTACTATTATGGGCTAAGGAAAAAGTTCCGCTTCCAGTTCCACGCAGATCCCAACTTACTCCATTGATGGATGAATACATGTTAGGATCTGTTAGACCATCAAGCCCAAAAGCAACTGCGTGCCACATACCCAGAGAGGAGTCATGCTCTTCGGTTAAAGTACCAGATATCATAAAGGGATAGTATCTAGTCCAGGTATGTAGCGCAACCTCTAATTCATTTAATTCAAAACCATTACTGTTATCATCAAGAATTAAAACCCTTAGGTTATCTGTGCTGGTTCGATTAAACCACATGAAGAATGTAAATCCAGACATTGGATCAAGTTGACCAGCAGCATTGGTAAAGGTAACGGTCTGATCGGCGGTTCCGTCTAAGGTAATCCCGTTGGTTACAAATGATCCTCCGTTGTTCGTTCCATTGTTCCCTGCCAAGGAATGATCCACGGCGGTCCCATCCCAATAGGCGTGGTACAGCACGCAGTCTGGACCTACAGGGTAGTAAGGACTTGGTGGAATAAGATTACCTAATATATATGGATTGAATCTCATTTTTAGCTCCCTTTCGGAACTTTAGCATATTTTATCTTAAGCCAGCTAACCCCTATTGCTTGTGCATATTCACCTACTATATACCTAATTAACCTAACTAAGCTAAAAATAACAAGCTCTCCTGGAGCTAAATCAGTTATTGTAAGATCCTCAGAAAGATCAATTACAAATCTGTCATATCGAGCAGGAGTCCCACTAAATACTTTAGTTATTAAAACAGGTGTTCCAAGAGCCCCACTAAGTAAATCACCATCCCCATAAGAAGCCCCAGCAAGGGAAAAAGCTATAATTCCAGCAGCAACAGGTGGGGTAGCATTAGTTATCCAACCCTCAACTTGGAATTTAGGTTTTATATCAGTATCAATGTCATAAGGAACTACCCACTCAAAAAATACATCATTGTTTGCTGCTCCAGAAAAGTCACGATATCTTACACTATTAGTTGAAGTTAATACTGTAACTACTCCAGGTGCAACAGAACCATCAATCGCCCATCCTATAGGAAGAGAATCAATATCATAAACAGGTTGACTCATAGCATACTTGAGGCCACTAGGATTAACCATCTTGGTTAAGCTTGCCCCCGAAGCAGTCTCTTCATTAGAAGCAAAATCAGGAATACGTAAATCCAATGTGTACTTAAGGCCACTTGGATTGACTATCTTAGTTGAACTTGCACCTGAATAAGTTTCATCATTAGTAGCAAAAATGGGAACAGGGGGGAGTAAATCCAATGTATATTTAAGACCACTGGGATTAACAATCTTGGTTAGACTAGCTCCTGAAGCAGTTTCCTCATTAGAAGCAAAATCAGGAACAACAGGAACAGGAGGAAGCCTGTCTAACATGTACTTAAGGTCATTAGGATTAACAATCTTAACTAAACTAGCTCCTGAAGCAGTTTCCTCATTAGTGGCAAAATCGGGAACAACTGGAGGATTAGCATTAATCCACTTATGTTCAACATCATCATAGCTAAGAAGATCATTATTAGCTGGACTAGTTAAATCAACATCAGATAATCCGGCCAAGGATGAAGCATGTACTGGAGGAAGTTCTTCAACAGGAACTAAACCAGTCCCATCTAATTCCGCTACTCCATTTGGAGCACCTTTTTCAGAGACAGGGATTCCTCCCCCAGTAGGTTTAGGAATTACTCTACTCATATATCCTCCTAGACTCTTTACAGAGACTGAATTACAAGTTCAAATAGTATGAGACCTGTAGAATAAACTGCATCATTGTTAGTCACATATATATAAAGTTTATTTGTGGCTGGTAAATCCATGTTGGAGAAATAAGCACCTATGCTTTGGTCATCATACTGTAAATTATTATCAGTGGATTTAAGAAACTCATTCAGTGTTCCAACTAAAGCTTCTATAAATCCTGTCTTGTCAAACAGACTTACATCAAATTTGGTAGAGCCACATGACATTCTCATACCAACAAGTTTGCCTGAATTGGAAGGAATATAGACATTAAGGATTCCAGAAGTTCCCCCACTGGCTGTAACTGCGGGCATGGAATATCTTAGAATATTAATATTTTCAGTGCTTTGAAGCCTTGATTGACTAAGTAATGTAGCATCCATATTTATCTCCTATTCAAAAAATGTATTAATAGATATATTCCTAACACAATGAATATTCCTGGTATTAATGATAAAACAAAGGAAACGGAATTCATTTCCATCTATTCTCCCCTAAATAGAAAAGGTGGAACCCGAAGGAAAAGGAGCAGGTTCGGGAAGGTTTAAACCTGGCTTGGGTTCGGGGGTTCCCAAGCTAAACCTTCGAGTTCCAGAATATTATTTGTTAACCCAAATCCATTTATCCCCCTCTTTTCTTACCTCTCCGTCATCAACAACCTCTTTCCAGGCTTGTCTCAGATTCTTTATCCCATACTTTCTTGCCAACCGTTTTCCAGGGGTAAGAATGTCATCAATATAGGACTGCTCAGCACCACCACCTGAGGTAAGATTCCAGAATAATCCCCTGGCCAATTCTACAGGGCTTTTGTTACTCTTGAACATGCCCGCAATGTCTGCATAGCTTTCCCCGATTAATTTAATGAAATCATTGGATTTACTCATGCTTCCCCAACAATGTTAAACCCATAAATGGACTCTTCAGTTCCATCCTCAAGTTCTACATCGGAAACATCCAGGGTTCCCTGTACTGCGTCATCCAATAGCTTTACCTTTGTTTCATTGTTTATCCAGTTAGCGGCGGGATAGCTATCTTTCACACCTGAGGCAGTGGGCTTAACATAAACATAAGTTCCCTTGGAATAGAATTTGTCATCCAGGTAATCATCCTCTTCTTCCACAAGACCAATTATTTCTTTCGCTCTACTCATATGAAAATCCTCCATTTCTATTTTGATATGCTCTTTCTTTTTCTTATTAATCATAGAATTTCTTTTCTTAATTTGGTCTGCAGTAAATGATTTTCCCATTGTTATTTCCCCCTATGTCTCGATGGAATAATGGCTCTATTTGCCACCACTTTTTGAGCATAAGCATTAGCCTTGGATTTATTCTTTGTAACCATAAGGACATCATCTGGGTCCAGGCCACCACGGGCTTGAAGCATCATTTCTCCAATTCTGCTTTCAAATAAAATATCCCCCAATTCGGATACCTCAGTAGGAGCAGTAACAACCCACACCTTTCCTATTTCATCATTAATACCATCAAGGGCATTTTCATTAAGAATATCCAATACTTTCTTAGCTTTCATGGCTTCCTCCTACGGTATTTATATAAGCATTTATTTTGGCAATAGCGTCATCAACACTCTTGACTCTTGTTTTACGGAACTTAGGCAGGTTGTATTGTCGGGAAAATTGTTCCAAGGAACCATCTACATTGTAGTGGAACATGCAATACCTGGAATTCTGCAGGATGCCATTTTTCCACTCTTCCTTTGGGTCCAGGGACAAAGTAATCATAATGGAAGTACGCTCTATCCCACCCAAAGTGCTTTTGTAGATATTCTTATGAGGGGCCTGAATTCCATCCTTAAGCTTTTGAATTACAGCATCTGCTTCGGCGGGAACAAAAGTTTCCACTCTTGTTATATCAACACGTGATCCAAACCTATCCACATTAATGTCTGGATCAATTAATTCAATAAGTTGTTTGGCTTTATTCATTTCTTGCTACCCCAATATGCATTAGCTACATGATCTTGAGTAAGCTTAAAATCAGGATAGAACTTTTTTATGGTAATCACACCAGCATGTTTATCCTGATTTAATACAGCATCAGCATCAGGTTTACTAGACAAATCATTGGAAGTTTTCCACTCTCCCCCAAGATTATACATTCCCTTATAATACCCCATTACTTGATGAATCCAATCTTGAATCTTAGGATCTGACAAAGGAGGTTTACTTTTTTCCCATTGGTCAAGCAATTCCTTAACCCTTTGTTTAACATCGTCATCTATATAGGTTTGCTCATTTTATTCCTCTCCTTCTGGCTCTTCAGCTAATTCACCATCAAGCTTAGCACCTATAAATCCCTGATCACTTGAGGTTATGATGATATTCTTATGGCCTTTCAATTCAGGGAACTTTTTGAAATCCTCTTCCCCAAGTTCAAATAACCAGTCAGATCCATTATCCTCATCAGCAAAGCCATTCATGCCAACATCATAGAAATAAGGAACATAATACATTTCCCCTTCAAACTTTCCAGGATTATGAATAATTCCATCCTCACCTACATTATATTCCTTTTTGATTGCGGGTCCTGGATTATCCATGGACATATAATCTTCTTGTTCATTAATTAATTTAATTATTTCTTTTGCCTTACTCATAGTGCCCTCCATTCTTTTTTAATTGGTTTATATTGTATTCTAAATGGCTCTTTTTTAGGATGATCTTTCAATGTTGCCATAGTTGCCGGAATAGCTTCTTTCTTATTCATAAATTATCCTACCATTTTATTCTTATATAATAATATTTTTAACCATTTGAGCCATTTATGACCCATTTATTCCTGTACGGTAACTATCCAACACTCTTAGATGCATTTTCTACAGTCTTGGCATCTTTCCTCCAGGTATCAGCTAAATCAGGGTTAGTATCTTGATACTCTTCTGCATTATCATTACAGATATGGGCTATCATAGCCAAAAGATGATCTAAAGACATTCGTTCAACAAAGGGGGCAAGTCAAGTCAGAATTGGTTTTCTTATCATTTTCCTCTAATAAACTAGCAACCCTTTGTGATCTATTCACGTTTTCTACCATCTCTGCTAATCGCCCATAATCCATTTCATCCTCATGGATATCTTCCTGCTCAACAAAATCCATCAAATCTCTTGCTTTCATATTACTTCCCCTTTGCCCTAAGTTTTTTACTCAAAGCCACAAGTTCATCATATACATCTTGGTCCTGAGGTCGGGCCTTAGCTAACCTTGCATCAATCCAATCAGCTAATTCCTGATCGGGATCTTTGAGATTTTTAGGATCAATAATATAGGTTCCCTGCTCCAACAAGTTCAACATTTTCTTTGCTTTATTCATTGTTTATACCTTTCTGGAACTTTAGTATTTTCAAACTCATCACACCACCCATTTATAATATGAATTTTTAAAACAACTTTGTCAAAATCAGTTTCACCACAAAGGGGGCAAGTCAAGTCAGAATTGGTTTTCTTATCATTTTCCTCTAATAAACTAGCAACCCTTTGTGATCTATTCACGTTTTCTACTTTCCTTTGAAATAATGTATCTGCCCTAACCGTTTGTTGGCCTGTTTCTTACTTGGGTAACAGCCCATATTCTTTCCTTTTTTGGACTTAACACAATATTGGCTACCTTGCTTCCTTATAACCTCATTCCTGATATTCCTATCCTTAATGGCATCTATGGCAGGATCTCTTAATTCAATAAACTTTATTAACTCTCTTGCTCTACTCATATTTACCTCTTTAAATATACCTTGCTTTGGTTGCATTAAAAATACTTGTCACATCCGATTGAATAAGAATTTTCTTCCAAATTCTAAGTTCTCCAATAGTACATGGTCTTGTCTGATAAATAGGTTCTGTTGGATACTGTATATATCCAACCCCAATTGGTCCAGTGCTATTTGCTGCTGGATGTATAGGAACCACTGGAAAAGCCCCTGCCACTCTTATACCATTTACATAAAAATAAATTGCTCCCATAGTAGAACTATAAGTTGATACAATATGATAAAAATTATTAGGTGGAACAGAAACAGAGGAAATAAAATATGTGGAACCACCCAAATCATAGTAATGAATACTAACTAATCTTGCACTTCCACCTCCTCCAAAAAGGATACGTCCTACCCAAAATTTTAATAGCCCAGGAGGACCAGCATCATTAATTCCCTGACTACATAAAACTGGAAAAATTGGTGTAGGATTGTCTGCTGGAATTTTTAACCATCCTTCAACAGAGAAATTATCTGTAAAATTCAGACTAGAAATATTATAAACCCACCTCCCCGTAGTAGACTGCCCATCATTAGTGTGAGTAAAAGAAAAACTACCTGGTCCCAATGGTTCCTGTATCATGTAAGTACCATCATAGGGGGTTGATCCACTGATAGTTACGACCAATCCAGGAGCAATATCAAACCAAGGAGCATCAAGCCAAGCTCTCATAGTACCATCAAGATTATCGGTGAAAAATCTAATACCTCCACCAATACTACCGGAACTATAAGGAATAGTTACACCAGCAGGTGAAGATCCTTGAGAAGAGCCTGATATAACAAGACCATCAGCACCAAAACTAGCTACAGGTGGATCTGAATTAACCAAAATCCCATTATTCCCATAAATAGAATGATCTAGTGCTGTACCATCCCAATAAGCATTGTACAACACACAATCAGAATCCACTGGAAAATATGGACTAATAGCAGGGTTATTAAATCTAAGTTTATCTATTAACATTCTTACCCTTTACTTACTATCAGCCTGGGATAAAACCCCACGCCATACTCCAGCAATCGGATCATAGAAAAAGCAAAGAACATCTATCCCTGAAACCGTTAATGTTGGGGCTGTTCCTCCAGGCCATTTAGGAGTAGGATTAAATGTCTGGACACCTGTACCACCATTCTTAAGAATAAGGGTAAAGGACTTACATATCCCAGAATTAATAACCGTTGGCAAATTCCACATAAATGATCCAGAAACCTCTGCGGTAATAACATTACCTTTAGATAAATCAAGAAATGCTTGGAATGTAACAAGACCAAGATCCTGGACAATCTCACCATAATCCTCAATTGTAGCATTCTGAAGCCCACTAACTTGTTTATTCAAAGGCAAAGCAAGAATCCCTACATCCACATAAGCTTGGAATTCCGATTGGAAAAGCAGATAAAGGTCATCAGGGACATCAATGGCGCAAAATCCCTCAACCGTAAATCTGTCAACTTTAATTTGATCGGGTGAAATATTTTCTACTCTCATTTTAATCCTTCTATTAATTTAAAACAATATCTTCACCGCTCATGAATAAGCGTTTAAGTTCAGCATTCTTCTCTACCTCTTCTTCGGTAGGCTCTTCACTTACATGCCAATCGGGAATGTCCTCCCAATCGCCACCAAATTTTACTACACCCTCATTCGGGAAATAGTCTGCCCACATAGCCACAGGGAAATGTCCAGGTCCTGCAGTATATCCATTAAAGTCAAATACACATATGGAACCATCCTCTGTTTCCCTAATCAATCCTATAATTTTATTTGCTTTTGTCATCCTTAATCTCCTCTATGATAGAACCAATCCCTCTGCAAATCCTTCTGGTTGTATCCTCAACCGCTACGTCTAATTCTTTCTCTGTAACATATCGGTATCGGCATAAATGATCCAAGACAGCTAAAACAAGATGAATAGCCTCATGCCTGGCTGCATCAATAAGGGATTCTTCATTTACTTTATGATCAGCCCAATCAGTAGATATATAAAAATGAGCTATTTTATCATCCTGGAATAAATCCACCCTTGCTTCGCTAGTAATTGGTTTATGTAAGAAAAGAACTTCCCAATCCGTTAACCCAAACCTTACCACCCATTTCATGAACTCTTTACAGGCAAAATCAAAATCCTCTTTAGTTGTTACATTCTTTGGCCCCTTTGTGGCTCCTTTATTCTTTACCATCCTCCCTTACCTATATCCTATAAGTTCCCTGAAATAGGAAAAAGCTGCCTCTCTTGACTGGGTATCGGAAGCCCCAAGCTTTCTATGTTGATTAAGTATGGCATTTATCTTGACATCTGTCTGCAGGGCCAATTTCTTTAAAGCATTAAGGATTTCCATTTCAGCTTCCTTATTCCCTGGATGGTCATAAAGTGCTAAATCTGCTTCAAGCATTTTAGCTAACTCTTCGGCTTTTTTCATATTAATCTCCTCTATATTCAGTTCTATCCTGTTCAAACTTATCAGTAATTCTCTCAAGAAATTCATCCTCAAAATTCTTCTTGATAATATCCTCTATTATTTTGGATGCTTCTGGATCTACTCTTGTTTCCTTACCATCCTCATCTACATATAGGAACCCTGCGGCATAGTTTATACCAATATCATAGCCACCACCACCTGGACCTTCCATAGATGACTTGTAGGGTTTTTCATAATAAGCATCCAGATCCCCCTTGCCCTTAATCGCCATTACATTCATGCCACCGGGAGGATTCAATTCACCTTGTTTGGGAAAGGAAACCACAAAAGTAAACTCTTTATCGTCAACATTGATATCCAATTCCTCTATGGAAAATCCCTTTTCTAACCGCTCAATCATGGTAATCAATTTCTTTACATTAGCCATTTGACTCTCCTACAATCCCAAAAACTTAGGATCATATACTCCATTTAATATTCTAAATTGGGTTTCCCAAAATCCCCTATTAGCATTTACTTTACTATTGTCACCTATACAAAGTAGGACAAAATTTTCTTCCTCATTATTCTTCTTATCATAATCAATATGATGAGGGATATGTTTTCTACCAGCTTCTTCCTCAGTTATACTACATAATATACAAGTATGATTAAATTTTTCTCTGATATGATTTTTTAATTCTTTATTAAAACCAACACCATATGGATAAGAAGAAATTCCACCATGCCAATTTGGAGAATTTTCACCAGTTCTGCCAAAAATTGGATTCTTTTCTCCAATTCTAGCTTTCATTCGTTCAGAAGCAGCCGGATCTTTCTTTCCAAATTTTGGGTGATTTTCGCCAATTTTCTGTCTCATTCTTTCTGATTGACCAGGATTTTTCTTACCTCTTTGCGCCTCACTTTGTCTGTTTAATTCATCTTCAGTATGTTTCCAACCTATTCTTTTCTTATTTAATTCAATAACATCAGGTCGGCTTCTCCCTTTATTTAATACCCCACTATGGCCATGAATAAATTTATGACATTCTTTTCTAACAGGAAGTCCACATTTACCACACCCACAAAGTTCAATCATGGAATTTCTTTTCCAATATTATATTGATCCAAAAATCCAACTGATTTATAAGCCCCTAGAAAACCCGTCATAAACCCGTCAAGGTTTATATAACATAATGAAACCAAGAGGATAGATACCAATATCTGGCCCAGAATTATGGAATAAAATCTGGATTGGATTGGATTCATTTAGATATTCCTGGTTTCTCAGCCCAATAATCAGTATCAGCAAATGGAATATCAAACCACATTTTTCCATCCTTCTCACTCTTAAACTTTTTGACACTATCTTTATTGGCATACCCCGCTATAATCTTTTCAGATTCAGGAGTTAGCAAAGCGTAAAGATCGGATTCATGACTGTCCAACTCTACCCCAGCATCTTTTAATTGCTGTTTGATATCATCTGATTCCACTATTGTAGCCAATCCAAATAATCTTTTTGCTTTATCCATATTATCCTCTCCCTAAATATTTCTGTATTCCTAAAGCAATTGCTGCAGACATCACAGCACGTTTCTCATTCAATCTCTCTTCCTCAACCGGGTTTGATATTACCCCGCATTCGATCAAGACAGCCGGGATCTTGGAATCTTTCAGAACTACAAACCTATCACACCTATAAACCCCATCCTTCTTGTCCACTAACTGGCGTTGCCTACTCTTGGTATTATGGAAGTATAGTCCGGCATCAAATCCTGCTCTGACCAACTCTGACCCAATACACTGGGCCAGTCTCAGACTATCCTTCCATTTTGGATTAATCTTTGAAATGAATATGGAGAATCCTCTTTGTTTCAATACCTTACCAGTAACACCGTCATGATGAATGGATACCAAAGACAATGCTTCTCTATTCGCTATCTTCGGCCTGTCACGTAACTGCTGGTCCTCAATCATTATCAAGGGAATTCCAGAATCCTCCAGCCGGTTCCTAACCCCAAGGGCCACTTCTTCATTATAATAAATCTCCCCAACACCTGATGCACTAATGGCCCCTGGATATTTATAAGTATGCCCTACGTCCAGTGCAACCCATGGTTGCACAACAGAATCGTTGCACAACAGATTTGTTGGCAACAGGATTGTTGGCAAGAGAAATATGATTAAGAATGCTACCCTTATTAATACCTTCATTGCTACGTTAATGCCCTCATTATCTCCTACCCCTTTTAGCATAAGCAGGACCATAAGGACCTACATTAGCCCATGTTTCTTTCTTAAATATATTTGCCCTTGCACCTTTGGCCGGGACACCCCACCCTGCAGGTTTGAATACGTCACCAGTCTCTTTATCTACCAAGGCCCAAGAGGATCTTTGACCATCTCTTGTAGGATTATCACCCTTTATTCCCTGGCCAGTAGAAATGATGTGGACACGCTTAGGCCCCTCTTGAACCTCTAATCTGGAGGGATTGGATTGATCATAATTCTTGGTAAAGTAAGCATCAATCTTACCTTGGCAATCAAAGATAAAATCATGCAAGGCTTGATTGAAATCAGGGGTTGATACTGGATCTTCCTCTACAAGTTTAATTAATTCTTTGGCTTTCATACACTCTCCATTTATGCTTTCTGTAAATCCTTAGCCCAAGCGGTAAGTTCTTGTTTGGTTTGATCTATGATAATCACTGCTGCTTGAGAAACTTTTGTCCCACCCCCACCAGCTTGCTTACCTCCATGGGTTCCTCCTGTCCTGGCGTTATAAACTTGCTTTACCTTTCCAGTGTATCCAGGTTTCCATCCAGGAATTTCGGGGCCATTATACTTAACCTTATCCCCTTGCTTAGGAACATAAGCTTGAGGGGCAGGAGAATTCTGGGCAGCCGGTTGCGGAGGTTGTGGTGCGGGTTCTTGTTCTACAAATTTAACCAATTCTTTTGCTCTATTCATTTTCCCCTCCACCACTTCCAGGTCATCACCATACTTTTCCCTAGCTATCTTTATGGCTTTATCGGCTATAACCCTCTTCTCTTCAGGGGTTGAAGCTCTCTTATATTCATGGTTTAATTTGGCCAAGTAAAGAGCATCACTTAAAGTTACTGAACTACTCTTCCTACGATAAAGATCACTTTGTCCACCTTGAATAAAAAGTAATGGCATAATTACCCCTCAATTATTACAGTATCTTCACCTTCTTGACGATACTTGGTTTTCTCAAAATCAGGAAAGGTCATTCCCTTTTTCTCAGCCCAAGCCTTGACAGCACCGTAAGCAGTCTTAGCCACTGTATCAAACATTGAACCATCCAGGTTTTTAACATGCCAAGTCTTTGTATTCCACATACTTGACCTTGGCTTTGCCTCTACAGCCACTTTACCATGTTCCATAATATATTCAATAGCTTTCATAATTATTTATTCCCTTCTGTGGTTGTAATAATCCCAGCATCATTAAGCATGGCAATGGCATCAAACAAATCCTCAGGCTTATGGTCTATTTCCCCATTGGCAAATGCATCCTCAGCCCAAGACATTATCTGACTCCCGGGAACCATCCTGTCATCGGGATAAAGGATATGAATCTTAAGTTCCTCTTCCTCAACAAATCCTATGATTTCTTTCGCTCTATTCATCTTACCCTTACCTCTCCAACCCCCTCATGAAGTCATCATACTCTTTCTTGAGCCCCACTATCTTCTTGATAATGGATTCAGCAGCATTCAGGTGTCTTTGATTCCGAAACGTATTATTAATCGTTATCGGAGTACCTTCCAACTTAATATCGTAAAGCATCACAGCTTTCTTTTCTTCATTCATATTTCCCCCAAAGTTTATCAATGTGTTATTTTTGCAACATTTTTTAAAGAGAACCGTACGCTTTTTATGCCAAAGGAACCTTTCTTTCTTCGGTATCCCTTACGAAGTGAGGAAGGCATAATCCACTTGTACTTTTCTGAATATTTCTAAGCATTTCAATAGCTTTATCTCCATCAGTCCAAAAATGTCTAGTACCTAAAACATGATCACAAAGATATGTGTAATAGGGCTTAATCCTGAACCTGAGTAATTTCTGCACAAGTTCAAGCATTACCGCTTCATTATCGTTCACTCCTTTAAGCAAAACAGTCTGTGAGCCCAATATGAGCCCATTGTCTGCCATTAAATCAGTGGCCCTTTTGACTTCGGGCGTAAGCTCTGCAGGATGATTAACATGAATGTTAATATACAGTGGAGCAAACCTCTTAAGAATATTGACCAACTTAACTGTAATTCTTTTAGGCTGCACAATGGGAGCCCTGGTTCCGACTCGAATAATTTCAACTGATTCTACCCTCCTTATCTTGGATAATATAGTTTTTAAAACCCCATTTGGTAATATCAGGGGATCTCCACCTGATATGATTACATCCCTTACCTCTTTGTGTTCATTCAAATAATCTACTATCTTATCCACCTCTCCATCGGTAATGATGGACTCTCTTTTCTTGAGCATCCTCCTGCGGGTACAAAATCTACAATTACTAAAGCACAAGTTGGAAGTTATAATCAAAACCCTATCTTTATACTTATGAATACATTTAGGACAGACAATATGATCATCTTCCCCCAAAGGGTCAGGAGAGTCACCAACCAATTCTTCTTGTTCTTCAGGAGAGGGAACAAACTGTCTTGCAACACAAGGTTCTTTTTCCATTAGCTTTTCCAAATAGGGTGTTACTTTATAAGCCGGACTGACTTTATTTTTTCCCATTAGGCAAACTCCATAATAGTTTCTTTTAACTTATTCATATCCCTCAATTCCTTTTCCCAAACTACTAAAGTCTGATAGCCAAATGGTTCAAATACTTTAGCCCGATCTTCTGGATTATCTCCTTTATGCCAATAATCCCCGTAAAGCTCTATGATCTTCTTTTGTCCATTTATATTAATGAAATCAGGACATTTACCCCCAAGAATAACTTGACCATCACCTACATACTTCCATTCTCCAGGATAAAGATCATTAAGTAATTTTTCAAATCTCAATTCAGTTTTGTTTGGACTAACTCCTTTAGCTTTCATTTGTTTCCTTACATATTCATTACTCTTCCAATTCCGTAAACACGCTTGCCTATGTCTTTCTATAGTTTCTTGATTATGTGGTTTTGTTTTTATTCCCTTATTATGTCCTTGCTTCATAGAAATTTCATGATTTTTCATTGGGTTATTAACACTACTCATTCTTTTACTTGCTTTACTTTTTTGATAACAACCACAACTTTTGCTATGACCATTTCTTAAATCTCCACCTTTAATTTCCTTTTCCTTACCACAAACACATTTACACAACCAATAAGAATCTCTACTAGATTTTCTTTCACTTCTTCCAATTACTGTAAGAAAGTTAAAAGTTTTACCTATAAGATTCATAATTTCCTCTTATAGGAATGAAGGGTCTTTGGTAAGGTTACTCTTACCCTTAGAAGGGGTTATCGGCCTTTCCTGGGAACCAAGATTCACCAGTGTAGGTTTCTTACTCTGGACTAATCCAGAACCTCTACATAACAAGCAAGGCCCTGAACCTGTATGCCCTCTACCCTTGCAAGAGGGACAAACACCATTCCCGCAATATTGGATATTCTGCTCATCTTTCTTTTGAGATTTTTCACATAAATCAATTAAATCTTTAGCATTCATTTAAAACTCCTCCTCTTTAGCCTCTCCGCACACCCCACCCTGGAGAATGCAATCAGCCTGTTTCCTGGAAATCCCTGGAGGGATTCCCTGAAATCCAGCTATATGACCATGTTTATCATCAGTAAAATAAAGGATAAACTTCTTATCAGAACTAACCACTGTAGGATATTGACCCATGAGCATCCAATTAGTCCCTGCCTTAAAGGAGGCTCTTGCATCATTGGCCAATACGGATTTGGTATAACCCCATCTTTTCTTGGCCTGTTCCATAGTGGCCGGGGTCATAACCTCATCCTCACAAAATTTAATTAATTCCTTAGCTTTCATTATAACAAACCTTCAGCCTTAAGCAGCTTCTCCTAATTAAAATGATTCATATAAATCCATCTGTTCCAATTCCTGTAACAATTTCTTTGCCTTATCTATACTCTCTCCTAGTTTTCCTAAATGCTTTTGAAATTCTGCCTCAATTGTTTCCTTGGTTACTTCTCCAGTATACCTATAAGACCAATCCCCTGCGGAGCATTCAGCTTCTCCGTCATGAAGACTTTTAATAATCAATTCATGAGGTTTACCAAAACGGGTATCAGGTCTACCACCAATAATTGTAATGGGACCTGACTTGGCCATTAACTTTGAACCCTCTCCTATAGCCTTAATAAATTTTTCTGCTCTATCCATTATAAACTCTTCTTTCCATTTACCCCATCAACAAAGGATTTCAGGGAATAAATATTCGCATTGGATAATCTCTTCTTAATAGTTTCAACATCAATACCAAGAACTTCTGATAGGAAATCTGCTAAGTATTCATCTACCTCTACTCCACCTGGAAGATCGGGCATTGACTTTTCCACTACCTCTATAAGCTTATTTGCTTTATCCATCTATACCTCCGTTGCAACAGATTGACATTTATGCCCTCTTAATATCACCAAAATTGATTTCTCTCATTTGTTCCCTCATAATTGGTTCATTCAAGTATCTACCAGAATTACCGCCCTGGACATAATCATCAAGGCTACCATCCTCCTGGGCTTCCTCTTCTTCCTCATCAGACAAAATAAGTCCAGGAGCATTATCCTCACAATAGTCAATAAACTCATCAATAGCTTCCTGGGAATTATCAGAATTAATTACAAAATTACCACCTTGCATTTGAAGGAGGTAGATATGTTTCCAGAAGGGCTCTCCTCCCATATCATCATTAAATAGGTCATGAGGATTAACTACTTCGGCCTTCATCTCATTACCCCTCTTATCATTAACCATAACTATGACTTTTTCCTCTGCCTCTTTAATTTTATCTTGTTCCACAAAATTGATTAATTTCTTAGCCTTACTCATATTAAACCTCCTTAATCTATTTTTTCATGATTTTTCACCGTCCATATATAGTAATACCCTTTTCGATCATTGACCAGGCTGTTTCGTTGGAAAGCTTATAGAATCATTAAGGAAGTTAGCAACCCGCAGCGTTTTTGCAACAGTAGGGAAAGTGATATAAGAATAGAATATTATTAAGGAATATGAAAAAGAGAAAGTTTAAAAAGTAGCACCAAAATAGGAGTAGGACTAAACTTTTTCTCCTTTTGCCCTAGATACTTCATCCTGATAAAGAGAACTTAAATAAAGTAAATTTGCCTTCTCCAGGCATGAAGGGCATAAGTATAAATCATCATAATCTGAAGTTTCAAATGCCAAAACGATAGTGGAATCAACCCCGCACTCAGAACAAATAAGATTAGTCCAAGAAGCATTACCAATAATTTCATTGACTTCCTGGATACTCTTGGCATTTAACAAGAGATTATAATGAATTTGATGGTCCCCAGCCTTTCCAAAATAACACTTTTCAAAATTACCATCATAGAAATATGCTTTTCTATAATCTTCGGCTATGGTCTTTAATAATTCAGATTGTTTTAGGATTTTCATTTATTTTTTCTCTTTCTCCTGTCTTTTCTTGTAAATCTCATCCCGATAGTGGATAGCCACACAAATATCCCCAAGGAATCTTATATTAAATGTCTTTCGGCCTATTTTAAGCTTCCAGGGCTTATTTGTTTCCAGGGCCTTTACCTGTCTGGGCATCCTTCTTTCCTTCCCATATGCGCTCAATCAGGGCCTTTACTCCCCCATGCTCGTCTATGTCCTTAGCCTTACTCACAACCACAATGGAAAACAGGACTATGGCCAAGAAATAGGCAACAATGAACATAGCCGCTGCCCCTATAATCACTTTAGCTAAGAAGCTAATTCCATTGGATTCCTTTTTCATTTTTTTTCATCCTTGGCTTCAAACTGGCAATCGTCATATACTTCCTGAAAATGACCTAAACAAAGATCCCTGTCACTCTGATTCAGAAAAGCAGCTATTTCTCCCCCTCTGGAAATAATTTTGAATCTCAATCTCTCTTTCATTCCCTTCTTCTCTTTACCAGCAGGGGGCTCAATCCAGGGAGACTCACCTGGATAAAACGTCATACCACCATCTTCTCTTTTCATTACCACCTCCCATTTATCGCTTTATCAATTTTCTTGGCCAAATCTTCTAACCCTTTAGATATTTTAGAAAAACCACCATCAGGTAATAGAGCTTTCCATTTAGATACTTTAGCCAATCTCCTGGTTATTTTCTTTTTCTTTGCCTCAATAACTCTCAAACAATTCTTACACTCAACCCATTTGGGATTACAGGTTGACAATCCAGAACTCCAAATAGAGATCCCGCAAGCGGTATTTGCCTTCCTCTTTCCCAAATCCTTTTTCTCAACATAATGCCACATAATTTCCTTTTCAGTTTTCATATTTACTTCCCATAAATTAGAATGAAGGTCAATACAAGCATGGTAATATGTATCGCCTGATCGAATCCAATTCCCACAAAGAACCAATGGATCTTACCCTTACTGTAGAGTTCACTATTTATTCTTGAAGTGACTCCATCCACAAAAAAATGAAGAAGTCCATTTATCAAAGAGTAAGAGGGGCCCACAAGCAAAAAAGGTAATGCGTAAACAAAAGAGTGATAAGCAAGCCAGTTAAATTCCTTGCTCTTCTTCTTAGCCACTTTATCACTCTGCAGAATGAAGTCAGAAATAAAATGAATCCAAACCAAAAACAGTAATGAAATTATGTCAATCATTTGGTTCCCTTAACTTCTTATATTCCTTTCATTAAAATATTTTTTAAAGCATCACCAACCAATTTACGATCTCTTTCATGACAGCAATTTGGACACTTACAGTTTGGTCCACCAGCTTCAGGGTTCTCTCTCTGAAATCTTTCTAAGCATTGTTCATCTGTTTCATTATCCCTTCTAACAGGAATATGATGTTCTTTTTCGATATGATTAGAAAATTCCTCATCAGTTTGAGGTAAAGATTCTAATTCACTTCCCTTTAATCCTTTATCCATAATGCAATATTTACAAGCTATTCTTTCTTCTGACATAATATCCCCCTAATCATTTGGTTCCACCTTCAATACTG